GCTCGTTGAAGTATCTTGTCACCGCTGTTTAGAGGCAATGAATGGTATTTTGTCTTCAAATAAAATATATTCAACTAAGTATTGTATATATTGTCTATTCATATTAACCTTAACCTTATATAAAGCACGGCATTGGTGCACCATAGGCATCTTCTTCGCCGGTGGAAATATCATTGATAATTTGCTTGTATGATTCAGTATCCCAAGTTGCCACGAATTCCGCCATTCTTAAGAACAATAAGGTAGCCATTACTAAATCATCAGTTTGTCCAAGCCTTGCTTCGAATGAATTAGCACGAGCAACAAAGGTTTTTAATTCTGATATCAATTGTTGAGAATTGATTGTAATCTTACCCTTCTCTACCAAGTATTTAAGTTTGGCGCAGGCTTCTAATTTTGATTTATGTGTAGTCACGAATCCACCTCTACGATGCGGATTAGTAAGTCGAGTCCTTGGATCATGCAACATTGTACCACAGAACATTTCTTCACCGGTTTCTCTAATAACAACCAATGCTGCCTCTCCGATTGAGTTTGCTTCAACCGACCAATACAATTCGGGCTTGCCTTGTCTATATATTTCAGCACAGATTTCTTTGAGTGTTCTAACTTGATCCTCGACAGGGGTCTTATTACTTTGCCATTCACCGGACTTGTCGGACGTGTGGTAATTCGAATATCTGAATAGCAGCATTATCGCCGGCCGGTCCCCATTGATGGATCAAGTGCCGCAATATATGTGCAGTTTGGATTGATTGGTTCGTACCAGCGAACTTGGCCGGATCTATGAATTGGTGCTTTGCTATTCAACTGTGATAATTTGACTGCGTTGATAAGAGTTTCTTCGAATGATATGAACTGACAACCGGTGCTCCCTCTCAAACCTATCATTACCGGAGCGTTTCCATCTCTCTTGCTTTCCATTCGGCATCTCGTTCCGGGTGCGCGGTCCAGTCTGCCTTATATGCCTTGAACCCATTCACCCCGATTTCTTTTTCGTAACCATAGTCGTCGATGGTCTTTAATGCCTTAAACCATATATCGGCAAACTGATCTTCATCAATGTTTGGTGTAGAGGTAATGATACATTTACCACCAGTAGATAACGTAGGTGATAATGAAGTCCAAAATTCTTTGGCGATTCCCGGTGGCACGAAGGCAAATTCATCCACATAAATCAAAGACAATGACATACCACGACCGAGTATTTTCAACAGTAGCAGTTGCAAGAATACGAGAATTATTATCAAATACAATAGATTTCTTATTATACTCTAGGACACCGTGCTCGAATATGATCCGGTATAGATTCATACATATACCTAACTCTATACATAATTTCAGAAGCGCCGTTCCCACTTATTTGAAGTAAGTAGAATTGTGGAATCTTCTACAAACATTGCATACCATAATAGATAAATGGCAGCGACTGTAGTTTTACCGTAATTGTCTGCCGGCAAAGATTAACACTCTTATTAAATCTATGATAATTATCTATTAAATCAAGCTGAAAAGGATATGGTTCGAATTTTATTTCGCCACGCATTGGATGCTGAACCCAAATGAAATTCTTCATAAAATAAAGAGGTCCGGAGACAGGATCCCAACAGGCTGCCAATTCCTCAGCCTGTTGTTGTGTATATATTATCTTCTTATTAGCTTTCTTTACAGAAGTTTTTTCGGAAAACGCCATCTTACTTCCTTTGCGACGATTCTTTCAAATGAGAACGATATTTATAAACCATTTCTTTGAATATATCTTCAGTGACTGCCATTTTCTTCTGCTCTGGATTATCACCTTGATGAGCACCAGCTGCACCAGTTGAACCTAATACAGGACTATCGGCGCCGCTTGGAAAAGCAAAATCTGGATATGTGCCTTCTTCGTCTGCCTGATGACGATCATAATATCCATTATTGAAATCATATGCTTCGTCAGTCTTTTTCATTTCTCTTTTTCCTTCACCAAGTTTAGAAAATTTACCATTGCTATCTTCGAACCCAAATTGAATATCGTGTTTCATAGGATCGTACCAGCGTAATCTTTGGATATCGTGTTTAGCGTGGCGGGTTGATGGGTACGGACCGGCACATATATCATTTTCATCATTTACAATATAGAAAGCATCTTCTTCGGTAGATGGTAGATGATCTGTTGAGAGATAATCTTCATCACTTTGTTCTCTACAAGCCTGAACGCACGGTGCTGGATTTTTCTGATTACAAATATCATCATATGATTCGCCAAATTCCTCTGGATCATTGTCACCGAATTCATTTTCAATATCATCTTCTGCCCATTCATCTTTCTCTTGTTCCCACGCGTCGGCTTCACGATAATCTGGATTTCCCATTTCACCGCTGTCTCATAGAATAATCAGTGTAATTTAATCCATCTAATCTGTCTAAGAATTCATCATAGGTAATTTCACCACGAGCATATTCCTGATTCAACATAGCAATGTCTTCTGGATCTACATCCTCTGATATTTGTCTCTTCTTGCCACCGAATCTGCGGTATGGCCATTACTGACTCTGCCAAGGATTGTTTCTTAACTGTGCCTGCTATAGTTGCTTTCTCTGCAGGTTTAATACCTGCTAGAAACTTCATTCTGTCTAAATAATTACTCATTATAGATTGCCTCCAAATCTCATTGTGGGTTTCTTCATTCTACCGAACAATCCCGGTGCATTTTTATCAAACATCTTCTCCTCATTCCATTTCTTATAATCTACTGGAAGAGTAGAATGGTCGATTTCTGAATCTTGAGATAATGGACTATCAAATGTTTGTAGTTTTCTTTCTTTTCTAACTCTTTCTAATTCTTTAAGAAATTCAGTATTATATGCTTCGCCATAGTGTTGGTCTTTCGCCTGATCAGCGTAAACCATATCCATTTCATTTTCGTGTTCAATGCTACCAAGATGAACAACATAATCTTTCTTGAAGTCCGGAGAACTTCTCTTTAGAAATAAATCTGTCTCAATTTGGCGTGGATCATTTGCGCCGCATATAGACTGCGATCGCTATAGGCGATACACCTAAAGTATTACCGATGAATGTTCTTAAAAAATCGTGCGAGGAAGGATAATCTAAAGCAATGTCACAGATAAAAACTGGCATATTTTGAACATTAGGAAAGTCTAATGGACTTTCCTGAATTGGAGTTTTTCTGAATGCAGTTGCTGATTTCAACCCGTATTTACCAAGAGCAGCCTCAAGCATATCTATCATATCATCGGTCATTTGTGGCACAGCAAGTTTCAGAGTATATTCATATTCTTTCTTTGTCTCAGCAAAGTATTCGATAAATTTCTTACTCGAGTCTGCGGTCTTTGTCACCAAAGGTTTTTCTAATTTCATTGACATCATTCTACTCCAATATTATTCTATTATTTATCTGAATTTGGTAATTTACTTGCATCAATTATGTGCCTTAGAATTTCATTTCTGTCAAAATCACCGACCGCCTTGAGATTCACCATTCTTTGGTTCCGGATCTAACTGTTCAAGGCGACCTTTCTTAATCTGTAATTCTATCATTCTGAGTTTTCTTTGGATCTTAGCATCCTTTGCTTCCATTGCAGTCTTTAACATCTGACCTGCTACTTCGAATATCTTGCCTGCGTGTAAATCTGGAACATTCAATCCCAGTTGTGTAAGATCTTCATATGACTTAATTGCTTTCTTTGCTATCTCATCCATTTCATAATCGTGCTCACTAAGATCACGAATTACAGGAAGAGCAATATCAATCTTCTCAGCAGTAGTCAACGAACTATATATTTCCTTTGCCTCGCTAAATAATTCTTTTTTAGTCTTCGCTGGCACTATTTCGACTTCATCACTTTGAGATGGCGCAAGATCGAAGAAAGATTCCATAGGAGTTGTCTTTTGATTACTCATTATTTCCTTTTTGGGTTGTTAAATATATTCATTTCTGTCATCACTCTAAATTTCATATTATGCGCTTCACACCAGACAGAAGCAGCCTTCCATTTATACGCATTCAAAGCAGCCGAAGCCTTATCTTTGGCATTCTTTGCCTCACCCAATGAAGTCTCTCGTAATGGTTTCACTTCTATTACTTCGGCGTGTCGAATTCCATTTTTATCATCATACACAATAAAGAAATCCGGAATATAAATTGTCGGCTTGTTTGTAAATGGATTTACATATGGTATCTTTATAGATTCACTCGCCCAATGTATAATGTTTGGGTTGGTATCTAACATAGACATTAATTTGCCGTTCCCAGGAAGATCTCATGTAAGGTGGATGATTACCCACATATTTATCTGGGTTTATAAGGGTATATTCGCCGTTGATGATATCGAGCCATACTTATCCTCGAACTTGTGAAGATACACTACTCAATCTGTTATTTACGGTTGAGGCTGTGGATGCCTGATTACTTGGATTTCTCAACATATTGAACGCTGAAAGAAAATCACTCGTGAAAGTCACTATACCTTGCTGATCTATTTGAGCTACAAATGACATTGGCGTAATGTTGAGTATTGCTGAAATATCCACAACTAACATTGTCATTGTATCGGCATATGTATCTGAGGCACCCCTTGATAGAAAATATCCTTTTATAACATCAAATGTTGCCGATGATACATTACCAAGAACTACACCGCGAACCAAGTGTAGATTGCTGCGCCGATCCGGGTGATACAAAGAAATTTGGTCCAAGTGCATCAAAAAATTGATTCAACGCAAGATTATCACTCTGATTCACCATTCTTTGTGTTCCGAGATATGCCAGCATCTGAGAACTGAATCTACCGTGTAGTCGGAATGTTTGATAATGACATCTTAGAATCCTACCAATGAGATCGGAGAAGCATAATTAATAGGAACATAATCACTTACGGTTGATACAGCAGTTTGGCCAAATGATTGTGGTGTAGGCAATACTGAATTCAATGATAATGACGGACTTGGCGATACCTTTATTAATCCGTTCAATACACCGGATACTTGATGGATTAACAACTATATTCGAATTGAATGCCGACTGTAATGAACCGAGACTCATCTGTGTATTAAGATCTGACTGAGCTATCAATGGATTCATTGACGGAGTTATTGGATTACTGGATTCAATATTATCTATCAATGATGTATTGAATTGCCATTCTGGTAAGTCCATAGTCGCGCCATGCTGAAAGAAGTTCTGTAATTGTCCTATATTAGCCTGAGCTTTTTGTCCCGAAGCATTATCATAGATCGGTAAGTTATCGGTATTATAAAAGGCATATTCATATTCAAAGGTAAATGTCAATTCTAATACTCTATCATTACCAGCATAATTTAGTGTATCATGATTGAATGCTGATATTCTTGGATTCACTAAGGTAATCATATTATATTTGCCACCGTGAACTTGATATAGTTCGATATTGTTAATCAAATATTTCGCCTTATTCCATTGAGTAGGCCAGTTGCCATTTACATCGAGAAAGTTATAACCAAAATTATGATTTGATAAATTGGCAGATGTCACGCCATTAATTGTAGCCTTATCTCCATCAAACCCAACCGGGGAAGTAGTCGCGCCGTTGATTCAAACCTGCGATCTGATTTGGCGTTGGTTGACCGTGGAGGAAGGGGTGGTGGGTAATTTATGTTCGATGGCTGGCTTGCGCGTTGCTGTGGAACTGGCGTATTAGCATTCGGTTCTATACCATCTCTGAAATAATAGGTATAATACATCTCCCAAAATTTCAAAGTCTTACCATCGCACACATCGTGAAACACTACCTTTACAGGTTCAAATATGATTTTTGTCTGACTTACTCTTTTTCGATTATATTGATTCAGCATTTGTGTCTCGATTTTCATCGATGGCATCTCAATGGTTTTTACCAACGGTGGTATCTGGTCCAAATCCGGCGTAGTGAAATATTGATTGATAAACTGACTTGCTATACCACTTGGATCATTATTCAAATTGAATTGAACATAAAATTCCCACGGTTGTCGCGGTTGGTTGCTGTAGAGAGTTCGGCCGGGTCTGTTGGAAATTATAAACCGCGTGCTGGCTATCTTTTTCATAATAGAAATTGAGACCCGAACTTAGAATTGCCTGTGAAGCACTTGTCATTGATAGAATACTCCCATTGATAAAAGTATTTATCTCTATGTGATAGAACCGATTTCTTTGATCATGGTAAAACTTATAGAGGTGGAAATAGGGAGATATATCTCCCTATTTATCCATACTATTGTGATGCCGACTGAATACTTCCTTAAGTCGCTGCTGTGCCACCTGTAGGTGATGGGGCTGAAGTGAATGGATTTCCGCCCACAACCGTTCCGTCGTTGGTATTAGGTCCGGCAAGTTGGCAGGCATTATCATATTGAATTGTCAATACAATCATGCATGATTCACCACTTGTATAATCGCCTTCTGGATACTGAACACCAGTCAACCAACAACCTTCAAGATCCCAGGTTGAAAGAGCATCATTAGTAGTACCATCCAATGTATCAATTGACATAGCAAATTTGTAATTGATACCAGCCACTGCCGATGTTTGTTCAAAGTGATTCATTTGCAACTGAACCTGAGCACCGACTAAAGATGTTACAGCACTGGTAATATCATCTCTCAATGTCAATTCTATTGCTTCCCATGTGTGCTTCCCTTGAATCCAACTCACTGAATTATATGAATCCAATTTTATCGATTCATAAGTAATTTTTGGTCTTGAGCATTTGACAGCATTCTGAGTCATTGCCGATAATCCCGGCACGCCACCGAAATTTTGGAATACAACTCTAAAACGATATATTTGATTCGGTTGAAGCATACCAAGGTTAGCACCATTTAGCGGCACGCCAAAATTTGATAAATTCATTGTAATTTCTCCTTGCTATTCTATATTATACTTCATTGTTAGCATACGAGTATTTATCATTTATTGAAGAAATTATTTCACGTCAGTTTTATGCTGAATTATCAATTCAATAAAAATGGCACCGAAATGCCATTTTTATGTTTCTCTGTTATGAAATCACTTAACCACCTGATGTCAAACTTGCGCCTGTGTTCACAATTCTGATTGGAATATAAATAAATTCCACTGATCTAACTGGGAAAATTGCAATATCCACCCATAATTCGTTGGCACCAATCGTTGCTGGCGTATTATTACTGGAATCACATACGCAAAGAAAATCCTCTACACCACGTAATGTAATCAATTCTGATAAGAATGAGTTAAATGTGTTGGTGACTTGCGCCCAAGTTGTTTGATCATTCGGCTGGAACAAGTATGGTTGTGCTAATTGGTTAAATTGATATCTCAAGTAATTCACAAGTCTTGCAACATTAATTCTATCTAAGGAGCTTGCATAATCCTGGCGATCGATTTGACCATACATAACAATACCACCGTTCGGCATAACTCTAATTGGATTAATACCGTGTGTATAAAGAATGTCTCTTTGACCTTGATTCAATTTCGTCACATTGAATTGACCAGTAGTTTCAGTCACATAACCGACACTTGACGCATTTACTACAACACCTCTTTGTAAGCCGGCTGGAGCAAACCACGGATAGGCGACCTGATCGTTATAAGCAATGGTATATAATGCCATAAAACTTGGCGGAACCACTACATTGGTGCCGTCTGTCGGGTTTGTAGTAAGACCACTCGGATACCAAATACCGAGATTAGTATCAGCTGATACTAATCCAAACGAATTATTATCCGGTTGGTTAGTAGCATTAGTCGCCCAACTTGTCAATGAGGTTCCAGTCGAAGGTAATGTCATCGGAGAATCACCAACAATGAACGCTGTCTGACCACGATTGTCATTCAATGTTATCATATTGGTAATACATTCTACATAACCCGGAGCGGCAATCAAATTAAGGAAAGTATCTTCAGCTTGAATTGCTTGATTGGATACAATCAATTCATTCATAGCATTCGCAACAACAATCTGTTGAGCATACGGACCCATATATGGAACACCACTCGGGGCATTACCTGATAAAGTCACCCAACGGCCTGTAGAATTATTCCATGCTGTAGCAGGAATACCATCAAAAATCCAGTAGTTATTCCATTCTTTCACATTATTTGAAGAATATCTTGTATTCCACAACAGGAAGCCTTCCGGATACAAAGCAGCATCAGGTGCGTCTGGGTCCAAGTTTGGATTACTACCACCACCGTTATTGACACCGGAATAACTACCATAGTCAAATAATGGGTTAGGACGAGCGTCTTGGAATATAATACCATTTGGTGAAGTTTGATCTGTTAAATCAATCAATATCCAAGCAGACCCATTCCATCTACTAATAGTAGGATATGAATCAAGAATATCAGTGTCAATCCAAAGATCGCCAGAAGATAATGACACAGGAGGAATATTATTCTGCGGGTCTGAAGGCTGAATATACACTGTCGGTGAACTTACACCTAATGTGAATCCTGGCAGATTAGTGTTAATCCATCCATCGGTGCCATTACTGATTAACAAATCAACTGTGGATTGGCCGTTGCTATATAGCCCTATCCACGAGTTATACCATAATTGACCTTGTTGCGGACCTTGAACCGGAGCAGTTTGAGATCCGATAATTCCGATAGCCGGAGTAAAGGTGGCAGGATCGGGTGCATTAGATACACCTACTCTAAATTGGAACGCATTTGGATATGTAGCAACTACACCATCAATGACTGGCTCAGCATAATACTGACCTACAATGCCATTTGGTTCATTGGAGTAATAAGCAATTGCCGCAGCATCGTTAGTTAAGATTGGCGATTCAACTTGAACAAAATTACCTACACTGGAATTCATTACATCAAGAACTAAGTTTGCGCCTTGAGCACCGGTACTAGTCTTAACCCAATATGTAAAGGTAGTAGTATTAGCATTTGGCCATACATCGACCATTGTCACACTTGTCAACTCAGACCAAGTAGATGAACCTGTCTTCTTATAGTAAGTCATAACACCGGTCAACGAATCAAACGCAATACCAAAATCGCCGATTACACCTTGACCACTAACTGGCACACCGGGGGTGGTCAATGTTCCGTTCCAAAACCAACTGATAGTACACGGAACCCAAGTTGCGTTTGGACTAGTACCGCTAATTACAAATAATCCATATGAAGACCCAATTGGTAATGCAGATTCATTGAACCACAGTGTTCCGGTTGCAGCAGGACTAGTAGGCTGAGTAATACTCGGAACTAATTGACCTAAGTCAATGTCTGCTCTGATGACTAATGCTAAGTTAGCAATACCCAAATATGAATAGGCAGATAACAATCCATATTCGTTCAATGGATAAGCATTCAGTGGCGTACCGGACACATTATAAAAATTCGGCATACCAAAGGTATTTACTAAATCGCTCTGTGAAGTAATACTCCACAATTGACCAGCATATGCTGGTAATGTTCCGTTTGCTGGATTTACACCAGTGGGGTCAGTTTTATTTGCTGCGGTGGCAATAAAAATTAGGGGAACCGTTCCTGGTCCTGACCCGACTGTAATACTCTGATCAATGACACTTATGCTCACTCCTGGACTAACTAATGCAGACATTTGATATCTCCTATGAGGAATCTACTTCTTATAGAAGTATTTATCAAATGTTGACAAAAATATACGGGTTATCTATCGCAAAACTGGTAATTTAATTCACAGGAAGGAAAATACAGTCTTTAATTCTAAATTAAGATTTTCTACGCTGCCATTGTTATCAATTTTGAAATCTACAGACGAACCCAACCAAGCCCATTCTGAATAATGTATGTTTGAATATGTTGATGACATTAATCTCAATGCTTCGGCATCCTGTCGATTTGCTCTTTTAGCGGTATCTATCCACTCTGGTTCGGCGCCTCTATTTATCTGAAGGAGTATTCCATTCTGTTCTTTGATGAATTTTAACTCATTGGGGAATCTTACATCTGATATTACTACATTCTGCGCTGGATTCTTACGATATCGATTCTGAAGAGTTAAGAACCAAATATTTTGATTGAAATGATTCCTTAGTGAATCTGTGCCGAATTAGTTGTAAGGCATATCGTGGCGTAAAGTTTTCAATATTTAATTTCTCTGACCACCAATCATCGGCTTTTTCTCGCCATACTCGTGATTCATCTGTGTCGCCTTCGAGCAAATATCGTGGCCAATCGAATATTTGAGCACAGGCATCTTTGAGGCTACTCGCGAAACTATCTTGTCTAAATCCGTATTCTTCTACCAGTATCTTAGCAACTGTGCCTTTGCCGGCTGCCGAATTAGTCCTAATAAACCAACAATCATTGTTCTCTCCAATTAAAAAACTTATGCATTATTGTAGCATATACGCTTCGTGGATGTCAATGATTCTTTAGTGATTTTAGAAATTCTTGATAGGATCGCCAGTAATTCTCATTTGTTTTAATGTACGGTTCCGCTTCTGGCCACCTATCTCCTATTACATCTCTGGCATACTGAGAGGCGGAATACGGAGATTTCATTATATATGGTTCTGCTTCTGGCCACCTATCTTTTATTACACCTTTGGCATACGAATATG